GAAGTTAGAGATGATAGACGGCACATGTCGATGCTAGAGGATTACTGGTTACCACGAAGAGAGGGTGGTAGAGGAACTGAAATTTCAACTCTACCAGGCGGACAGAATCTAGGTGAAATGACAGACGTTGAATATTTACTTAGAAAAGTATACAATTCTCTAAATGTTCCAATTACTCGAATGATGCCACAAGATGGATTTAACTTGGGTAGATCAGCAGAAATAACCAGAGATGAAGTTACTTTCTTCAAATTCATCGAAAGACTCAGAATGAAATTTTCTTTGATGTTCCTACAGCTCCTTCGGGTTCAATTGATTCTAAAAGGAGTCATGACTGAAGATGAATGGAATAGTATCCAAAGTGATGTATTCTTTGTGTTTGCAAAAGACTCACACTTCAGTGAACTGAAAGAAGCTGAAATATTAAGAAACAGAATAGATATGGCAGCAGCACTTGAACCATTGGTTGGAAAGTACTATTCTACACGATATATCCGTAAAAGTATACTAAAACAGACCGAAGAAGAAATTCGTATTATAGATACTGAAAATATGGCAGAATTAGCTAGTCAACCACAACAGATGTTACCTCCAGGTCAGGAACCGGGAATGATTCAATGAGTTCTATTATAGAAAAAATATTATCTTGTGTTATAAATGAGGATAAAGAGGAGTTTTCCTCTCTACTTCGTAATGAGATAAACGAAAGAATTCAGTCAGAAAGAAAGACTAGAATTCCAGACACCATTGAAGACGAAATTTTTTCGTCTAAAAATCATCAAACACTAAATATCAGTGAAGAACAATATAGAGATTCAATTAAATTTATTCCAATTTTAAATGAACTTGCAAATAAAAAGGGTAATATTAACGTAGTTTTTTCAGATGACAGCGAAGCCATAGTCACATCAAGTGAAGTAGATAGCTTAATTAAATTACACGATTCTTTAAATGAAGAGAATCAAGTAATATTAAGATCATCGTTGGTTAGAAGTAAAGAATCATATAAAAGTTGCTCTAATTTTGCAAAGAAATATACCACAAAGAAAGGTTAGAAGATAAATGTCCAAATCTTTAAACATAATCCAAAGTATCATCGATGAAAACCTCATTGATGCCAAAAGAGAAACTCAAGCATATCTCAATGATATTCTGTCCGAGTCACTCAACGAAAAATTCCAAGAAATTGCTCCAACCATCATTGGTGAAGAAAAAAGAAAAAAAGGTACTTACCGTAAAAAAGGTAAAAAGCACTCATGTGCAACCCACGCAGAACACGCCGAATGGGGTGAAGGAACTTGCATTAGTGAGAGTCATGCCAATCCAGATGAAAATGGTTTCGTCTCTTGGTATGACGTTGAGTTTGAACATGGTGTAGAAAGACGAGTTCCCACAGAGGATCTTAATATTCTAGGCGAATCAATGCATGAACACACTGAAAATCCAGATGGTGATACCTTATCAGAAAAACTGGATCGAGTCGGTAAAGAAGATGAAGACGTTGATAACGACGGCGATAAAGATTCTTCGGACGAATACCTTGCTAAAAGAAGAAAAGCCATTGGTAAAGCAATGAAAAAGAGAGGGTAATCCAATGAAATTAATCACGGAAATGAACGAAGACGTTCAGTTGATCACGGAAAAGCGTGAAGATGGAACCAAGGAGTTTTATATCCGTGGTAATTTCATGCAAGCAGGTGTAAAAAACCGGAATGGTAGAATATATGATAGAGATGTTCTAGGACCTGCTGTTGGTAAATATATGACCGAGTATGTTGAAAAAAATAGAGCACTCGGTGAGTTAAACCACCCTACTGGTCCAACCGTTAATTTAGACAGAGTTTCACATATCATCAAAGAAATGAACGCTGATGGTAACAACTTTGTTGGTAAAGCCAAAATTCTCAACACCCCAATGGGTAAAATCGTACAAAATTTAATCGAAGAAGGTGCTTGTTTAGGAGTATCTTCTCGTGGTATGGGATCACTTAAGAAAAATAGTGAAGGTATAAATGAAGTACAAAAAGATTTTATCTTATCTGCGGTAGACATTGTAGCTGATCCATCTGCCCCCGATGCTTTCGTTGACGGTATCATGGAAGGTAGAGAATGGATTTGGGACAATGGTGTTATTCGTGAAAAACAAATTGCACATTATGAACAAGTGATAAAAGAATCCAGCAGACAAAATTTAGAAGAAAATGCAATCCGGGTATTTAAAGATTTCATTTCTAAATTATAAAAAATTATAAATAACAAAGAATAGGCTTTAAGGAGCACCTATAATGGAAGATCAAACAGACATGGCCTCAGACAACACTGAGGATAAGAAAAAGAGTAAAAAAGAAGTTATCTCCACTAAAAAGCAAGGCGGAGATTTAGTCCGTGATGCATTAGGTGGTGGTGCTCATGATGCAGAGGGTAAAGGAACTATCCTACAGACCCTAGAGCCTGTTGCAAATGCACAAGCTGCTGTTAACATGGCATCGATTGCAACCCCAAAAATGGAAAGTGCCGATGTCGATGAGTGCATGGGAGCACTTTTCTCAGATGAAACTTTATCTGAAGAATTTGCATCTAAAGTTCGTGTTATCTTTGAAGCAGCAGTAAATGCAAAAATCGAAGATTATTCGAATGAAATTCACGAATCATATGATGAAGTAATCAAAGAGCAAATGGTTGATGTGGTTTCAAACCTATCAGAAAAGCTTGATGATTATCTAAACTACGTTGTCACTGAGTGGATGGAAGAAAATGAATTGGCAGTCGAACGAGGTGTCAAGTCTGATATTGCGGAAAGCTTTATCGATGGAATCAAGTCACTCTTCGAAAATCATTACATTGATGTACCAAATGAAAGATACGATGTTTTAGATGAACTATTCGAAGCAAATGAACAATTACAGAATCAACTCAACGAACAGATCGAAAAGAATGTTGATCTATTCAATGAATTGACATCTGCAAGAGCACAGGAAATTTTCTCTGAGTCAACTCAGGATCTAACTGATACTCAGAAAGAAAAATTCATTGATCTTGCAAAGAACGTTGCCTACGAAGATGAACAATCATTCGCAGGAAAACTACATGCCCTTAAGGAAAATTATTTCCCAATCCAACCAGAGGGTATTTTAACCGAATCAGTTGATACTATGTTAGAGGAAGGTACTACACCAGTAACTTTCAATGATTCATCTATGAATGCATATGTAAATCATCTAGCTAATCAAATGAAACATCAAAAGAAATCAGATTAATTAAAACACTAAGGAGACAATAATAATGTCTAATTTTGATACAACTACACCCTTTGACTCATTATGTGAGAAGTGGGAACCACTTCTAGAGCATGATAGCGTCGAAGCAATTTCAGATCCCTATCGTAAGAAGGTTACCGCAGCTCTACTTGAAAACCAAGAAAGAGCAATCAATGAGCAGAATCTAAGCGAAGCTGCTCCAACTAACAGCATGGGTGCTGGTGCTTTCGGTTATACCGATGGTGGCGGCGTTCCTAGTTCCAGATCGACTGCCCTTCAGGGTTACGATCCCATTCTCATCAGCCTCGTCCGTCGTGCTATGCCAAACCTAATGGCTTACGATCTTGCTGGTGTTCAGCCCATGAGCGCACCTACCGGACTCATCTTTGCGATGAGATCTCGTTACGGTAAGGCTCGTGGTCAAGCTAACAGCTCCACCAACGAAGCACTCTTCCAAGAACCATTCGCAGTATTCTCTGGTGGTGGTTCTGGTTCTACTGCTGCTGGTTATGGTAAGACTGGTGAGATTCATCAGACTGGTGCCACTGATATCGGTGGACCTACCGCAGCGGCCGCTGCTGGTGATGGGGTTAAGCCCATCCTCAACGATGGTACTCGCGGTCAGGACTTCTCCAAGCAGAACTTTGAAATGTTCAGAGGTATGCTTACCAACGCTGGTGAAGCACTTGGTTCATCCAGTAACCCAGAGTTTGCTGAAATGAACTTCACCATTGAAAGAATCGCTGTTGAAGCAAGAACTCGCGCCCTCAAGGCAGAGTACACCACTGAACTCGCTCAGGATCTCCGAGCAGTCCATGGTCTCGACGCTGAAACTGAACTTGCTAACATTCTTAGCACTGAGATTCTTTCTGAGATCAACCGTGAACTCATTCGTACTCTCTACTACAAGGCTAAGGTTGGATGTCAGCAGAACGACATCAACGGTTCAGGTATTTATGACCTAAACATAGATTCCGATGGTCGTTGGAGTGCAGAACGCTTCCGTGGACTCATGTTCCAGATTGAGCGTGAATGTAACACCATCGCTAAGGAAACTCGTCGTGGTAAGGGTAACTTCATCGTCGTTTCCGCCGATGTCGCAAGTGCTCTCGCAATGGGTGGTTTCCTCAACATCTCACCTGCAATCAACCAGCAGCTAGAAGTTGATGACACCGGTAACACCTTCGCAGGTATCCTCAATGGTAGAATTAGAGTCTACATTGATCCCTACGCAGCAACTGACTCAATCACTGATACCAACTTTGCTAACTTCTGCCTAGTTGGTTACAAGGGAACCAGTCCATATGACGCAGGTGTATTCTACTGCCCATACGTTCCCCTCCAGATGGTGAGAGCGGTTGATACCGGTAGCTTCCAGCCCAAGATCGGGTTTAAGACCCGCTACGGCATGGTTAGCAACCCATTCGCAGAAACTGTGGATATTGCTCAGTCTGGTGGTAACCAGTACTACAGACTCTTCGCAGTCAAGAACCTCCACGGTAACACTGGTTTCGGACTCTGATTTAGAGTAAAACTCCAGAGTTTGAATAAAAATTTAATAAGAGTGGGAGTCCTTCGGGACTCCCGCTTTTTTTATATAAATAATACGGAGAACCAATATGCCCCTAACAGGACCAGCCGAACTTCTTCATAGTTCAGACATAAGAAAGCCCAGTACAAATAATTACTTAGCTACGAATTATTTTCAGTTTGTTTTAGGTAGAGCACCGCTATTGACATATTTCTGTCAATCTGTTAACCTACCATCATTAACAATTGGATTTGCTGATGTCCCAGTGGCGGGTATCGGTGTTCCGTTTAGAAATCCTGTAGGAAGATACTCATACGAACAAATGACAGTTTCATTTATTGTAGACGAAGAAATGAAAAACTGGAGAGAAATACACGATTGGATGCGAACATTAAGCACAGCAGAATCAATGGGAAACCAAAAAGATGCTGAGGTAATTCCACACGAAGAAAAATTCGATACGGCAACTTTAATTATAATGAATAGCGCATACCAACCAAATATTAGAGTTACGGTAAATGAACTCTTTCCTGTAGGTATCAGCGGAATTCAATTTTCATCGGTCTCGGTTGATACCGAACCAGTCGTGGCTACAGCCACCTTTGCATACACTTCGTATAAGGTAGAAGATATATCAAATGAATCTTAATGAACTACGTGAAATGGTTTCTAATGATATAATCATTGATGAAACAAATTTAGATCAAGAATCCCTAAAGACACCACAACTACATAACAAATATCTAATTTTCTTTGGTGATGAAAAGTTAATATTAAAAA